TTTTGCAGAGAATTATTTCTTTATTAGAGTATTAGATAAAGGTAGACAGAAAATTGCGCTCCATCCTTGTCAAAAAAGATTAATTAAAAAGATCGTAGCAAATAGGAGAACAATTAGTTGTGCGTCCAGACAGACGGGCAAAACGACGATAATGACCATAGTGTGTCTCTGGTATGCCCTTTTTAATACAGATTACGAGATAGGAATCCTTGCCAACAAAGAGGTGCAGGCCAAAGAAATTCTAGATCGTATCAAGCTGGCCTATGAGGAAATTCCTAACTTCATTAAAGCGGGGGTTTGGACATTCTCCCAAGAAATAATTAAATTAACAAATGGTTCTAAAATATATGTATCCACTACCTCTGGAACATCTCTTCGGGGTAAATCTGTTAACTTAGTATTCGTTGATGAGTTTGCATTCGTTCCACCAGAAATTGCTGATGCTTTCTTTAAATCGGTTATTCCCGTTCTTTCTTCCGGGGAAAACACTAAACTAGTCATAGCTTCGACTCCAGCAGGGGTCTTAAATAAATATTATAAACTATATTCTGATGCAGAAGCAGGACGTTCTAATTGGGCATGGGATAAGATGTATTGGCATGAACTACCTAATAGAGATGATAAATGGAAACAAGATCAATTAGAAGCCATTGGTTATGATATGGACCTATGGAATCAGGAATATGATATTATGTTCCTTGAAGATGGAACTTCTGCAATTAATTTACAATTATTAGAGAAATTTAAAAATGGATGCGGACCCGTTGAATTTAGCTATGACAATGGGGATTATAAAATATGGGTAGAGCCAAAAGAAAATAGAATTTATTCAATAGGTGTTGATGCTGCCGAAGGTGTCGGACAAGATTATTCTGTTGCACAAATTCTAGATGTTACTGATCCCACTGATATTATTCAATGTGCAATATTTGCTTCCAATAGATTACAACCTTATGTATTTGCAGAAAAACTTAATCAGATTATAAGATCATGGGGAAGACCTTTCTTATGTATTGAAAGTAATAAGGAAGGAAGTCAAGTCATTGATGCCTTATATCAGGTTCATAACTATGACAATATTATAACGGTAACTATGAAGAATGATGTTAGAGGAGCATATCAGAAAATGGGTATTTTCTGCCATGGGAATTCTAAATCAAAAGGTATCACCCATATGAAATATATGGTAGAGACTAAACAAGCTGTTAAATTTAATGATCTACAAACTGTCAAAGAATTTGAAACCTTTGTTAGAACTGGACAAAAGAAATGGGAAGCTCGTAAAGGATTCCATGATGATAGAGTTATGTCCCTGCTTTGGGGATTATATCTATTAGAAAGAGAAACCTCTGAGAAATATTTAAATGTTTTAGATTATGACGATGCAGGTTTACCAAGTAAAATATCTGATCCTAATCAAGAATTGGCTAATCAATCTTTCTATAATCAAGATAGTAACGGGACTACTTTTTATGCAAGGTCTGGTGGTGCTCCTGCCCCAATGTTTTATCAAAGAGGTAAAGAATTATTTAATTATAAAGAATTTGATCAAAATAATTATGCAGATAGTGGGTGGAGCTTCATCCAGTAAATAATTTAAATGGCTAATATTCCTCCAATAGTTCCAGAAATCGGCAATAATTGTGTTATTGAACCGGTTTCTCCTGGATATTACACGGATCAACAAAGTGTCATAAATGTCTCTCGTAAGGATAAATTCATCCTTGTTATGGATGTTCCTTGTGCCCTTCAACCCTTTCTTAAAAAAGAGAAACGCCCTTGTCAAGGAGGAAATATTGATCGACTTCGTTTCTCTGTTTGGGGATCAGTTATTCCTGATATTGCAGTGGAAACTATTAAACATAATCATGGTGGGCAAACTTTAAAATTTTCTGGTAATGCTAGACCCGAATATCCCCCAATCAATTGTAATTTTACCGTTGATAATCAATATGATAATTATTATATTCTTTGGAAATGGTTAGATATACAAAATACTGCCATGGAAGGGTTTTCACAAGATAGAATTAAAACTTATTCTACTACAATTTCTATTTTTCCTTTATCTGAATATGATGAACCTGTTGCAGAATTTATTTATTATGATGCATTTATCACAGGTATTGGTGGAATAAATATCAGTAAGCGGGATGCAGACGAAACAGAATCAACATTTACTTTTGAATTTAGTCAGTTAAATATGAAGTTGGTATAATAAATAGGATTTCTTGCCAAAAACATAAATAGTATTCATGGCAACAAGTCTTAATACAGTTTTAAATTCACCAGGAATCGCGATCAGAGAAATTGATGTTTCTGGAACAACCCAAACTAATAACGGAACAAATATTTTCTTTGCAGGTTTCACTTCTCAAGGTATCTCTGATGAACCTACAAAAATTACCAGCGTTACTGATTTTGAATCTCAATTCGGTTTACCACAAACTGCTGCGGAGAAATACACTTATAATGCAGTAACACAAATTCTTAATACTTCTAATGCATCAGTGACTTTCACTCGTATGCCTTATGGTTCTGGAGCAGGTATCGGTTATGCTGATTCTGTCAATGCCCTAATTTTCCCTGTAGTTGGTGTTTCTGCCGTCGAAGTTAATCCGTGTGATTATTTCCGCAATATTGATGAAAATACTTGTCAAACCAATTTCCCTTGGCTCTATGATGCATATTTCGTAAGTCCTTCTATTTGCTATGGTTCTGCTAACCTTGAATGTTCTCTAAACTCTCAAGATGAAAATGCAGGTCGTCTCTATATTCATAATCATCCTATTCAATATGATTCCATTGTAACTGGATTTAAATTTGTAGTTGACTCTGATTCAATTCATGAAGACCTTAAGGTTTTTCAACTTCGTCCTTCCCAAAGTGGTTTCAATACTTCTTATTCTGTAGTCACTAGTTTTGCCCTTTCTTCCATCTATACAAATATGGACGAAGATCAAAGCCATCTATCTAATGATGGTAAACGTCTTATTGTTGATCTTACCAATACTACATTTGCAAGAAAATTCAATGTTACTAGTGGTTTACTTTCCGGTCAAACTCTTAGTGGTTTATACGTAAGTGCAGGTGATGTATTCGGAACTTATTCAATGGCAGGAAATCCTGTTCTTAAGTATTTCAATGTAAGTCCTGGTATTGCTGCTTCTTATCAAACTAGTATCACTAATCTTGCATCCCTAACACCTAGTTCTACATTCAATGTGGTTACTACTGCTGTTCAGACTGCAAATACTGATCTATTGATTTCCTTCTGCGGTGTTCCTGTTGAAGCAGGTCTTTCTTGCCAAACTATTACATCTCTTAATCTTCAAGTTCCTGAACAAGATCGTTATCACTTCTATCCAGTTGCGGGCGATGCTCAATTAAATGATGCCAACTTCTATGTACTTGGTGAACCTATTAGCCAAACACTTAATGCCACTGAATACAGTCTTTTACAAAATGAACAATTCAATTGGAAATGCGGTGTTTATGACAATGTAACTCCTACTCTTGACATTAATAATAATAATGTGCAAGCCGGATTAATCGTTATTAATAAGGCAAAGACTGCTCAATTAGATGATTTCAGTGGATACTATCTTGCAATTAATGATAATCTAAATGTAAATCCTTCAACTGATTTTAATTCTATTACAGGTGTTGCTGGTTATTACCAACAAACTTGTCCCGGTGTTTCGGGTAATTGGGTAGCAGTTCCTTCTGAAAGATGGAATTTCCAAACCACTTCTCCTTTCAATGGAGCAGGTGGTTCAATCTCTGATATTGTTGAAAATGGGGGTGGAGTTGACTTTGGTACTCCTAACTATAATGATTCTCTCATTGTAACCTTATTCAAACTTCGTCCTACTCAGCTTACTCAAACTATCAATAAACTTGATCAGATTAAACTAGAACAATATACTGGTTCTCTTAATGCTGCTCGTAAGCTAAATGATCCGTATGGTGGTCCTCCGCGTTCCTACTTCCTTGAGAACTCTGTTGCAAATAGCAATTATCTTCAAGTATTAGTTAATCCTTATCTCTCTCAGAATAATTGCTGGACTGATTCTACCGGTCTTCCTCAAAAGACTGTTAGAATGTACAATGCTCGCACCGGAGACGTATTTAATAACTTTGATGCTCAAGCTGCTCTTGCTAACTACGGCGACAGTCTCTACGGTCTAGGTGCATATAATAGTAATTGCAGTAATGCCCAATATACTCTTTGTCAGAAAAAGGATATTGGTAATCTTCCTGCCAAACTTCAACGTGCTTTAACCAATGTTGAAAATCCATTAGATTATCCAATTGATATTACTATTGATAATGGTCTATCCACTGTATGGGCAACAAGACAAGCAGTTTCTAATGATGCATGTATCACTAATACAGGTATTTGCTACAACTATGATGACTCTTATTATGTTGATACTAGTTCATTGTCTCCTTATGACGGAACCTCAATGAGTTCTCCCCTTGCGGATGCATGGCAAACTATCTATAATATCTTTGATACTTTTGCTCGTTACACACGTAAGGCAAATGGTGGAGTTGGACATTTACATATCCAAGACCCTCTTCGTCAAATCTTCGTAAATGGCAAGGATTATAAAGTAGTTAATCGTCAAAAAACCTTAACTATTGATCCTAAGACAGGATTAGTGTCTGATCAATATACTTCATTTAGTCGTAACATTTGGGCACCTCTTCGTAATCTCTATTCTGGTACAGATTCTAATTATTCAGAAAGTCATGCTAACTGGATTAAAGGATATGATGCCAATACTGATTCCTATACTTGGTTCGGTCCTTCTGCTTATAAAGCAGCCTTATATGCTTCTAATGACAGAAACTTATTCCCTTGGACTGCTCCTTTAGGTGTTCAGAATGGTGCTCTTGCTAATATCGTTGATACTGCCATCAATCCAAATCAACGCGAACTTGATTTAATTGCTAAAGTTGGACTTAATCCTATTGTTAAGTTCCCTAATACTGGTTACATTGTTTATAACACATTAACTCTTCAAAAAGAGCCAAGTGCATTACAAGAAAACTATATTCGTCGCGGCTTACTATGGCTTGGTAATTCTATTCAAGCAAATCTACGTGAGTTCATTGGTCAACCAAATACTGTTATTACTCGCACAAGAGTTAAGAATAAACTATCTCCTGTGCTTCAATTCATGACAGATAATGCAGGTCTATATGGCTTTGATATTGTTTGTGATGAACGTAACAACACTGCTGATAGTATTGATCAAGGTCTACTCAATGTTGCCGTTTATGTTCAACCAACAAGAACTATCAAGATGATTCTGGCAGACATTGTGGTTAATCGCACAGGCGTTACTCTCAATAACATATTCTAAAGAATAAAACGAAAAAGCCGGTCATTAATTTGACCGGCTTTTTTATTATCTAAATTTATTTAAAATATTTTAATATATAATTCTCTAATCCCATTTGAACATCCTTAATATCGGCATCATATTCTTGGAATTTGGTTTGTAATTGTTCAGTATCATTGATCGAATATAATGCTGTTCTTATTTGTTGAATAGATAATAATGCTGATGCAAGAGCACCATTAGCTTTAACAGCATATTCATGAACAATTTGTTTAGGGTCTTTAGCGGGTGCTAATAATGCTTCATATAAGTTTTCTAAATCAGGAGATTCCATATGTTATTATTTATATTGAATAGTTTTTATTAAATTTCTAAATATAGATATGATTAATGCCCAAGATCAACCCGATTTAGATGATGTTTTAGCTTCTCTAAGCACTGTTAAAGAAACCATCAAAGAAGTTAAACAAGTTCCTATTCAAGATTTAACTGATGAAAATGTATATAAATTTGTCATGGGGAAACTTATGGAAACAATTAATTCTAATGGCGAAGTATTAGAGCAAACCAAAGACCTAGTTAATCAAGTAGGAACGGCTGAATATATTGAAGCCCATTCTTCCATCATTAAAAGTCAATCCGAACTATTTAAAAATATGGTTAATGTGGTTATTGAGAAGAGAAAAATGGATCAAGCTAAAGAATTAAAAACTAGAGATTTAGACCTTAAGGAAAAAGGTATGGCAAATAAACTTCCTGAATTAGGTAATGGAGAAGGTGGACCAGTTACTAATAACTTCATTCTGGCAACAAGGGATCAAGTCTTTGCAAGTATGTTTGGTTCTCCAGAAGATAAACAAAAAGCACAACAGAAAATCAAAGAAGCTAATAATATTGTGGTTGATATATAAGGATAAATAATATAATGAAGTTTAATGAATTATGTTTATTATTAGAAGGTAGAGAAGGGATGAAAGGCCCATCTTTAAAAGATCAAGGAAATAAAAATGGGTTTGTTACTATTTTAAGAGCAAAATTAGAATCATCAGGAACTACTTTTGAAGATATGGATTTTGTCACAATGTCTCCTAGATTTGCATTGGAACATGCTCAACATATCTTTGCCGTGGAAGAGGAACCTTCTATTATAATTAAAGCAATAGTATCCACTGATCAAGTGTTTAATGCCCCTAATCCAGGAGAATATTTCTATTGCGGACCTTCTAAAAAAGGTAAAGTAGTTAAAAGAATCAATTCATTTGAAGAATAATAATATGAAGTTTAATGAGTTAATAACTTTGTTAGAAATGCCTTTACGGATTGATCCTATCGATGTAATTGATCGAGACGAAAATCAATATTTCAACAAATATAATAATTATGAAAAGGTAGGAGAATTTCAGGTAGGGAAAGAAATGATTGGTGTTTATATTCATACTTCTTTAAGCAACTCTAAAATTAGAGTTTATAGTTTAGTTCTGAATAATACAAAGATTGCAACCTATTCAGGAGATGCATATAAAGATGGAATAATAACCACTATGACAAGTTCTTTCGGAAAAAAATATAATTTAAAAGGATTAATGTATTATTTTTACATTTATTTTCTTATGAACAAATATAATTTTGTTCTTTCTGATGATTCATTAACGGAAAAAGGGTTTAAATTTTGGTATTCAAATTTCGATAATTTCATCAATCAAGGATTTAAGATTAGTATTGCTGAATATGATTATAAGAATGTTAAAATTGTAAAACAATTAAATTCTAAAGAAGAAATGAATGAATATTATGGGAATATGATTAGTAAACCCCTGGCAGGAAAATATAGATACATGTTAACGAAATAAGGTTTGACAAAGAGGACTTCTTGTTGTAATATATGACATGGAAAATATTAACTCTTGGAGTATTGGTAAAGATAAAATTGAAAAAGAAATAAATCTTCATTCCACCATGGATGCATCCATTTGGACTAAAGAATTCATGAAAATCTTTAAAGATATGTATAAAATCGATATTGATGAAGAATGGATTTATGGATGGTTCGCCAATGCTATCATGTGCGGATATGATCATATGGCATGGAAACGAGACAAAGAATATATCTATATTTTACAGTCTAATTCAGGAGCAATTATAAAAGTCTTTCATTGGGAACCATCTATTAAAGATATGGCTAAAGCATATGCCACATATCTCAATTGTGATGATGATGCAATATGTAAAGGAAGTATCGAAGTTAATACCACTTTATATAGATGGGCCAAAGATAAAGGTTTAATGGTGTGGGATGGTAAAAAAGAAGTAGATGATAGTAGATATAATTGGAAAGTAGAGAAATAATTTATGAAATTATACACATTTGATCAAGGCGGATATTGCACACCATACCATGTCCTTGCTAATTCTAAAGAGGAAGCACTAGAATATATTAAACAATATTGTATTTCTCGTGATGTAAAAGATTTACAAAACAAAAATAAACAACTTAATGGACAGGATTCCCTGACATTTCCCATTAGATACCAATGGCCCTCTTGGCCCGAAAATATGTATAAAGAATACCAAACTCTTGAAGAATATCTAACGAAAGATGGCTACCATTATAGAAATTATCTACTTTTCACTGCACCCGATTTTGTAGTAGAAGAAAGAAATATTGGAGAAGTTTTACAAACAGAAGTAAGTTAATATGAAATTAGAAGTAACAAAAGACCTTTGGGACGAATTCTCCCTAAATGAAGAATTTGCATACAAAGACGGTAAGATTTATGATATTTATAAATCTAGTAAAAGTTACTTTGTAGGAAATTGTTTAGGGGATATACGAGTAGTTGTAGAAGATGGTAAAGTTTTACAATGGATTTATCCTCTAATGGGAGCAGGAGCTTATAAAATCCTAAATAAAGAAACTATTGAACAATATAGAACAACAGTATTGTTATATGATATGAAACGGATTCCACATGTAGCAGACCGTTTACCCGTCACTTTACAAGAAATGTATGATTATAACCGCTCTTGGAGTGGAGGAGAATAATTTATGAAAGAATATTTGATCACTAATAAAGGTTGCCAAACACTATTAGCATGGCTACATAAAGGCCCATATCCCATGCCACAAGGAAATGATATTCGATACAGGAATCGCTTATTAACTAATCTACATGCTGAAAATTTAGACTACTTATTAGATCAAGGAATAGTCGATTTTCCTATTAAAGCAGAAATTATTGATGATAAACAATTAAAAGTAATAGATGAAAGAATTCCCAAGGAGTTTTTATTTGATCAAAGAATAATTAAAAATTGTACAGAAGTTTACAGATCACCCATGAATGAAAATGGAGAAGTTTTATTAGGTTATAAATCGGTGGTTCATGATAATCCTGGATATGTTTATGCTCCTTATATTCCTAATATTGGTCAAGCTAAAATAAAGGTTAGTTAATAAGTTGCTTACGCCGTCCTTTTATAGTAACTTGCATTGTTAGTAAAACCCCAAAAATAAATGAACACAGATAAAAATATTCTACCATATGAAACTACAGACGGTATTGTTGTACCATTCTTAATCACCAAGGAGCAATTTCTAGTTGCGGCTAAAAATGTACTGTCTCCTAATCTTTACAAATATATTGAAGGAGAAGACATTCCTGATTTTCTACATACAACTATTACGTTAGAAAAATATGATGATGTTGAACCAAATGAAATTCCTGCCATGATTGTGTCTAAAGATGCTTTTGTTGAGAAATGCCATAAAGTTCACAATCATCAATATGATTATAGCCTTGTTAAACCTATTATGGTATGGGATGAAGTTGAAACCTTTGAAGATTAATATCTATGATTGAAGAGTATTTAACAGAAGAATCAACAGGTATATTTTTAAAGGAACGTTTTAGAGATTATACTGTTTCATCGCCAACTCTAAAGTTTAATGGTAAAAGATTTTTACCGGACTTCTTAATCGAAGAATTAAAACTTATTGTGGAATATGATGGGCCACGGCATTATACACAACCTACTACTGTTATTCGTGATATTGTTAGAAACCAAGTTTTTGAAGAAAATGGATATAATGTTATTCATATCCCATATTTCATTCAATTGGATGAACAGATAATCCACTTGCTATTCAAGCAATATAAGACTAATATGACTTCTACGGAAACCTTTAATTTATATCCACATGGTTTTATTTCCGAAAAGGTTATTCTGCCTTCGTTTTTTTGTTCATTAGGTCTTTTAAAATATCAAGAAGATTTACGAATGTTCTCAATTGTCAGAGAACAGATTATACAGTCTTTACATAATAAAGCATCGAAATGTCTCACTAAATGGGAAGTATTTCCCCTTAAAATCAATGATTTCACGAATGAAAGTATAGAAACATATCTTAAAACTATAGAATTATAACAAAAGAAAACCCGCTCTATAGAGCGGGTTTTCGTGGATTTTTCTTTACTTTCTCCTAATCTATTAGATAGACACTGAGTAAACAGGTAGAGAAGAAGTAGGAACACTAAGACTGGAAGTATAATGGTTACGATCAATATCCTTAACGATAATGATATGGTAAAAATTACTAGCCCCCCATAGGGAATCTATGACTCCGTACCTAGTCATCATACCTACGTTTGGTGTCATAGTAAGAGGACTGATGGTCCGCTGTACAAGAACTGGAATATAAGGGCAATAAACTAGACCTGTATCATAGAATTCTGTTCCTTTATATCCAAGTAGTGCATATTCGATTTGAGTTGCACGGGCACCGGCTAGGTATTGTGCTTCAGAACGAGTATCACGATAGATATTGAATTGTCCTGCGAGAGAACCAACGCGAGCAACACCATTTGGGTGAACTTGGATATTGGAACTGATTTCGAATGGACGGAATTCAGGAAGAAGTTGAAGGATGGTACAAACCTTTGGAGTTGCAACGATGAAGTTAGCAGGACCACGACGGTTACGAATAGCCATACGGTTAGCTTCTACAACGATTTTGGCATAGAAGTCAACACCACGTTCTGCAAACCAGCGAGCATCTGCAAGTTGTGGACGCCAGATAGAATAACCGGTATTTAGACCTGCATTAAGAGCTACTTGGATCATACGGATGATCATTTCGCGGTCAATTTCGGCCTGAATTTCGTAGGACATAACATTGGTCATTTCTGCATCAATGTCAATACCGTTCATATTCATAAGGTCTTGTTCTAGTTCGATAGACCAGCTAGTTCCTAATTTACGAGTACCGGCTTCAACAGCGGTTTTCTCGATTTTAAGAGACATAGTAGGAATATTGCTGCTTGCTTCGAAATGGCTTAGAAGTTGAGCAACACCGGAATCCATTGCAGGAACAGCGAAATCAGCATTACCGGATAGACCAGCAGCGGTGATACCTGTGTGTGCAGTGAATAGATTTTGATAACCTGCTTCACCAGAACCTAGACCAGTGGTGTCAAACGGATGTCCGCTTGGATTGAACTTGGAAGGATCGAATGTACAGCCTTTATCATTATAAGGACTACATGCAAGAGGGGATTGGTCGTATTGATAACGAAGGGCGAAGGCAAGACCGACAGGACCGCTCATAGGTTGAACACCGACGATTTCATGAGAGATTAGCTCAGGGAATGTACGACGAATCATAGGAATGAGAGTCTTAGGAAGACGAGCATCACCAGGAGCATACCAATCGGAAGCATTTAGGGCATTACCGTATTGACCGTTAGTTGAGGGAGCGGAACCAGGAGTACCACCGCCCCAAGGAGTACCAGCAAAGGCACCACCAGCGACCATACCATTTTCTTGGACCATTTGCTGACGAAGGAAACCGTTTTCCTTAAGTGAGCGTTCTTGGTTTTCAAGAATGATAGCGGTTGCTAATTTGTTCTGATGGCCTTTAATTGGGGGTGTCTGGCTATCAGTGAATTCGAGGATTTTACTCCACTTGTTAATTAATTGGCGACCACGATCTTTGTTAATGAAACCGGGCGCACTGTCTACGTAGGATGAGGATGGATTTACCATATATTTTATATTTATTGTTTATCGCTTATTTTCTTGCAAGAACGTCTAGATACATGTCTTCTAAAGGATTTAGAGGAGAAGTACTGGAATTGTTCTTAGAAGAACTTTCAGTTATTAGTGCATCACCGGAGATTGAGGACCGATCAACGTTGGAAATTTGTTTAGATTCATTAAGAAGAGCTGTTTTCTTTTTCTTCTCTCTGACATCATACATTTCGACCATATAATCGAAATTTTCTTTAACGACATTTAGTGGTTTATTTTCAAAACCTTTTTTAAGGAATTTAGCAAGTTCAGTAGGAAGATTAGCAGTCTTCTCTGTAAGAAAACGTTGAACTTCTTCTTTATTTTTAGATTGCTTTAATTGAGTATTTTCTTGAATAAGTTTATCCATTTGTTTCTTACCATCAATGAATGCTTCTTTGATATTGGTTTTGACAAACTTTTCATCAACGCCAAGAACTTTACGAGCTTCTTGTAGAAGATTTTTAACGTGATTGTTTTTAGCAGCTTCTTCGATAACTTGTTTAGGAAGATTCTTATCGATATATTTCTCAAGGAAAGTATCAACACTTTCAACAAGTGTCATCTTATGTTCTTGAGCGGTTTTCTTTAGAAGATTTTCATAATTTTCTTTAAGAGTAACAAGCTTGGCAAGATGATCAGTATTAAGTTGTTCGACGACGTACTTGATTTTAGTTAAGTGGTCTTTGTCAATATTCTCTTTGATGGTTTTGACAAGATGGGTCATTTTTTCTGTCATTTCTTCATCAAGAGTTTGAGTGGCGGATTCAACTGCTAGTTGTACACGCGCTTCGGTTTTTTCATTGACTTTTGCTTCGATGATAGCAGATACTTGTTTAAGGGTATCTTCATTGAAGATGTTTTTATCAATTTGTTCAAAAATAGGCTTTAATTCATCTAACATATAAGGATTATTTATTCAATAAATGTAAATTCTATTATTTTGTCTTCGTAGGAGGATTTTG